GCCGCAGATATTATTGCAGGAATAGCCTCTCAACGAGGTGGTCCTCAATGGATGTCTGGGTTTAAACATTAACTGTTAAGGAGGTTATTATGGCTGGTCAGGTATGGGCAGTAAACAGTCTCGGTGGCTATATGTATTCGCGCCAACTGAGCAATGTACTACGGATGGCGGTACAACCACTTGTCAAGTTCCGTCAATTTTGTGATGTACGAGACGCCTCTCAACAAGGCAAAAAGAAAGGTGATTGACTTTTAGTCACCAATATCTGGTAACAGGTATTTAGAAACCGGGTGAATTGCTGGAAACTCCTTAGAGCTTTATCAACCACTGCGAGTCGAAAGACAAAGCCAAGGTTTGAAAATGATAGAGATTGGACAATCAGCAGCCAAGCGCCCTTAGGGGTGAAGGTTCAACGGCCAGAGCGTAAGCTCGTAGGATCAAGTGATCCGAAGTGCCCGGCTCCACGAAGGTGGATGAAGATATGGTCTGCTCTTGCAAGGAAACTGCAAGTAGGGTTAAATGGTGTACATCGAACCTAGGAGGTACAGATGGATGCCATTAAGCGTAGAGAGAAGTTTTTAGCTAGGATAGAAAAAGATTCAGAAACTGGTTGCTGGAACTGGACGGGGATGAAAAACCCGAACGGGTATGGGCAAGTCAAGAGGGATGGTAAGTTTCTGTTTGCACACAGGTATTCGTACTTGTTGCATAAAGGCGAAATTGGAGAATATTTTGTTCTCCATAAATGCGACAACAGAAAATGTGTAAATCCAGACCACTTGTTGCTTGGCACTCAGAAAGACAACCAGCAGGATATGAAACGCAAAGGGCGACATATCCACGGGGAACTTAGCTCGCAGGCTAAGCTAACTGAAAAGAAGGTGATGGAGATATACGCGCTGCATGAGGGCGGTATGGGAACCATCAGACTAGCTAAGAAATTTGGAGTGACTAAGAACCTTACGTGGATGATAGTAAGGGGGCGAGTTTGGAGCCATCTTTACGCGGCCCGGTATGGTGCTAACGACACCGTGCGAACATAAAGGATTTTCACCTGGGATGTATTCTCAGATGTAGCAACCGCTGGTGGGGTGATTACTGAAACTAACACCATGCCAGAAACCAACTTCACTATCGTTCAAGGTACTTTGACGATTACTGAGGCTGGAAATAGTGTTCCGTTCTCAGCCAAATTAGACAATCTGTCTAAATTTCCTGTGATGGAGCTTGTGCAAAAAGTGTTGAAAAACGATGCAGTCAAGACTTTTGACCGTTTGGCTTGGACGCAATTCAACCAAACCTTGCTTCGTGCAATTCCTGTAGCCGGAACTGATACTGCTGCCGTTACCTTGTACACCAATGGTACTGTCACTGGTACTAATTCCATCGCTTACGGCAATGCACACGCTAAGAGCATTGTGGATTTGATGAAGGAACGTAACATCCCGGCTTATTTGGGTGATGACTACTATGCGTTGGCTTGGCCTACGACCCTGCGTTCATTCAAAAACAACTTGGAAACCATCCATCAATATTCGGATACTGGTTTTAAGCTGATTATGAATGGCGAAATCGGACGGTACGAGAACGTACGTTATGTTGAGCAAACCAATATTGCCAAGGGTATCGGCACTACGGGTATCTCGACTGCGAACGGTGGTGATATGACGGCATGGACGAAGGGAAATTCCGATTGGATATTCTTCTTTGGAAATGACACTGTGGCTGAAGCTATTGCGACTCCTGAAGAAATGCGCGGGAAAATTCCCACGGATTACGGGCGAAGCAAAGGCGTTGCTTGGTATTATTTGGGTGGATTCGGAATTGTTCACTCTTTGGCAAGCAACTGTCGCATCGTCAAATGGGATTCAATTGCATAATCAATGACTTACATCATGTTGCAAGGTAACTAATTGATGAAATTGTCCCATTGTACCAAGTTCTAACGTAATCCAACGCGGGGTGGGGGAACCTTCTCTCCCCCACTGCCGTACCGCACATAATGACTGAGAGGTAGTCTTATAAGGAGTTATCATGGCTACAAAGAGCATGGCGTATGACCATCCAACATACTTAGCAAGAACAGTTCTGGCAGCACCTGCTGCCGCCGCTGGCGCATCAACCTCGCAGAAGTTCGTGGCATGGACTAACCTTACGGTTTATTCCGTTACCGCAACCCTGTTAGCAACTGGTTCATCGACCTATACGGGTCAATGGAACGGAACCGCAACCGCAACTGGCGCACTGGCAGATTCTTTTGCCTTGTTCCGTGTTTACAATACTGCCGCCGCTGGCGCTACCCCTGTTTTAGCAACACAAACATGGGGAACTTATTGCGTCACGTTGTATAATGGCACAAGCACTGCAACCCAAACCAATAACCCCGGTTTCACCAATTTTTACAACATCGGTGGCACAGGTTCAAATGGTTCGGTTACGGCAACGGGCGGAGTTAATATCAACCAAGGAGATCAACTCTTTATCACACGCGGAACAGATGCTACTTGTGTTACCGCGTTTGCGATAGAAGTTGCGCCTACTCCTCTTGCTAGCATAACGGTATAAGGAGGCTATCATGGCTAAAACTGACGCAAAAGCACTACTCAACGACAAGACAGGCAAAAACGCACCTATGGCTGCAAAAGCCCCTAAAACTCCTAACTACAAAAACAGTAGCGGGGAAGATGAAGGGCAGATGAAGGGCAGTGCGATGCCAGAAAAGTTTGATGAGCCTTTGAACGAACACCCTGCCGGTATTGTGGGCATGGATTCGTTAAAAGACGACATTGGCGAAAAATCTGGTTTCCTGACCTACGGCTACATTGACAAGGCAGGTACGCCTTACGGTGAAGCAGCGAAGTTCAACTTCCTGCCCCCAGGCATGGACATCAGCAATCAAGAAAATGCTGAAATCCATGAAATGAAGCTGACTAAAGTTACCGATATGTCTTACCCCGGTGACGGATGGCAAGGTGCTCGGGACATTCCTGAGTAATTAACGGGGGGGCTACGGCTCCCCCTTTTTATCTAGGAGAATATTATGTCAGTGCAAGAAAAATTCCAAACCATTGTCCCGTTTTCTAAAATTAAAAGCGAAGAAGGGAAAAGTGGTAAATGGGTGTCTATGGGTTCGCAAAGAGCGCATTTAGACTTAATTCCTAAGACCAATTTCGATTCCAACGGATTTGCCAAACCAGACCGTTTCAACGAAATGCCCCAAAATATGCAAATTGACCCAAAGCTATCCGCTTACAAATTCCATTTAGGATTTGGCGGAGATACCGATGTGTCTGACAATATTAACGAAAAATCATTGGAAAAAGGTTTTTCTCGTCAAGACATGAGCCCTACCGATGAAGTTTATACAGGGGAGCAAGTGGATTTGTTTTATTCAGAAGTAGTTGAAGATGGCGGTAAAGATATTGGGTTTTCAGAAAGAAATAACTACCTTGATCGCCTATAATTATGTAGTTAATGTATTACTTTAACTGTGGGAGAATTCCCATTTAGGATACTAAATGAAAACAATTGATTTAGAAAAGTCTTATGGAACAATTTATAACCACCCTACCGCTCAATACGAGCAAGATGGTGTGTTGTATGGTTTTGACCTAAAGCCTTTATCTATGGAAAAAGAAATTATTGAAAATAAGCCACCTGAAGAAATTGAAGATTATCTGAAAGAACTTCTGGCAGGCGGGGCTATTTTGCAATCAAATATCAAGAAAGAATCAGAAATGATGGGTTTTAACTGGTTTGATGTGCAAAACGCAGGACTGAAATTAAATGTCACCAAATATAAGGTCGGGGTCGCTAATATGTGGAAACTCCCCGGTGAGTAAACTTGAACGCCATTATGTGAGGTTTTAAATATGTGGAGTAAAGATGACCCGATGTGCAACGAAGCAAAGAAAATCGTTTGGGAAGTTGCGCCTTATTTGAAAGGACGGGGAATAGACATTGGGGCAGGAATGTTCAAGATTCTGCCCCAAGCCATATCGGTGGATAACTGTGCCGATAAAGAGATTTTTGGACACCCGATAATACCTGATGTAAGAGTGCAATCAGGGGAAAAACTGGATATTTTTGCCACGCAGTCTATGGACTTCGTGTTTTCATCGCACCTTTTAGAACATATTGTAGATTACAAAGCCGCCCTTCAAGAATGGTGGAGAGTCATCAAGTTTGACGGTATTTTAGCTCTATACCTTCCCCATAAAGACTTTTACCCCAATGTTGGAACGGAATATGCCAATAACGACCATAAGCACGACTTCCTGCCAAAAGACATCATTGATGCTATGGAAAGCGTTACAGGTGGCGGTTGGGACTTATTGGAATGTCAGGAACGAAACGAAGACAAAGAATATTCGTTTCTTCTGGTCTTTAAGAAACAACATGGGAAATTTCACAATAAAAGTTACCTGAAACCAAAGCATGAGAAACGGATTTTGATATGCAGGTTTGGAGCCTTTGGAGACTTGATGCAAGCGTCTTCTGTTTTTGCAGGGCTTAAAAAACAAGGTTGGCACATCACTTTAATGACTTCGCCACCGGGTATTGATGTGGTTCTTACTGACCCTAACATTGACGAGTTTATGATTCTGGATAAAGACCAGATACCCAATGGAGACTTAGGTTCATTCTGGAGACACCAAGCAAAGAACTATGACAAATTCATCAACCTTTCTGAATCAGTAGAAGGGACATTTCTCGCTTTGCAAGGAAGGTCTACACACGCCTTCGCACCTGCCGCACGACACGCTGTTATGAATTACAACTACCTTGAATTCCAGCATTTGCTTGCGGGGGTTCCGCACGACCCTCAAGTAAAATTCTATCCCAAGCCAGAAGAAAAAGAATGGGCAAGAAAAACCAGAGCAAAAATGGGCAAGTATGTAATCCTGTGGAGTCTTGCGGGTTCGTCAGTTCATAAGACATGGGCGGGACTTGACGCAATCTTGGCAGCACTCATGCTCAACTACAAGGACGTAGATGTTGTTTTATGTGGTGGTCCTGAAGCCGTCATTCTTGAAGCGGGTTGGGAAAAAGAACCTCGCGTCCATCTGACTTGCGGAAAATGGTCAATTCGCCAGACGCTATCGTTTATTACAGAAGCGGATTTGGTCATGGGTCCTGAAACCGGAGTTCTTAATGCAGCCTCCCATGAGGAGGTTCCAAAACTTATATTCCTCTCTCATTCCACGGAAGAAAACCTGACACGCGATTGGGTGAACACAATTTCTCTTTCTTCAAAGGAAACCAAGTGTAAAGGTCGTGGAAACAATGAAGCCCCTACTTGTCATCAATTACATTATGGTTGGGACTATTGCACAAAAGATGAAGGTAGCGGAACCGCTCAATGCCAAGCCGACATTACTATTGATGAATGTTATTACCACCTTGAATTATTTATTGACCGTAAACTGAAAGAGGTTGCGTAATGGCTACTTCCGGTACATATTCGTTCACCGTTTCGCGTGATGACATTATCCGTACCGCAATGCTGTTTCTTGGCAAATTAGATGACACTGAGGTTCCAACACCCACAGAGACTAACGACCTCTCACGAATATTAAACATGATTGTGAAGCAATGGTCGGGAAAAGGTGATGGGTCGGCAAGTCTTAAAACATGGACAAGAAAAAGAGGCTACTGCTTCTTGCAAGGCAATCAGTATAGTTATGTATTAAGCCCTTCTACTGGTCAATGGGCAAACAGCTTTGTCTCCACGACAACTACTGCTACCAACGCAGGCGGAAGCCCCACGGTTCAAGTAACAACATCAACGGGCATGACCAACGGAAACAATTTTGGTATTGAACTGGATTCTGGCGTAATCTTTTGGACAACGATTCTTTTGGTTGCAGGAACCACCATTACCTTAAATTCCAATGTCCCGACACAAGCCTCTACAGGGGCAACGTGCTACAACTATACTTCTAATGCTCAACAACCTGATGTCATTGAAACCGCGCTGTTAAGAGACAACCAGAACAACGACACACCTTTGAAAAAGATGAATGTCCAAGAATATGATGAGCTACCAACTAAAACTCAGGCTACTTATATATCCGACCCAACCGCTATTTATTGGGAAACCCAACTTGGTCAGACAACTCTCTATACCGACTGTGCAGGGGCTGCGGACACTTCCAAGTACATTGTCTTAACTTATTTGGAACAAATCCAAGACTTTAACTACGCAACAGATAATCCTGAATATCCTGCTGAATGGTATTTGGCTCTTTGTTGGGAAACGGCTAAACAAGGCAATTCTATGTTTAGAGCCATTTGGACAACCGATATGGAAGATAACTACAAAAAAGCCATTGCCATTGCCCATATGAAAGAACCAGAAAGACGGTCGGAATATTTTTTGTGCGGAGATGATTGATGTTACCCATGTCCCTATTTGGCACTGGGATAAAATCTTATTCCCAAGTTGCTTGTAGCCAAAGAAGGCTGAATTGTTATTACGACCTTCGTTCTGACGGGGATAAAAGCGAAGTTGTAGTACGGGGAACTCCGGGTCTTGTTTTGTGGTTTACTTTACCAACTTATCCAACAAGAGGTTGGAGAGTTGTAGCTAATATCCTTTATGTCGTAGCAGGGAATACTTTATATTCGGTTACAACAGCAGGTGTTTATACTGCGCTTGGAACCATTGCTACAACTACGGGAAATGTCTCAATCTCAGATAATTATGTTCAAGTAATGATTGTAGACAGTGTAAACGGGTATATTTTTACCATTCTCACTTCTGCATTAACCATTATCAGTGATGTAAACTTTCCCTCTACCGGACCTGCTTCAGTAACCTTTATTGATGGTCGGTTCATTGTTAATGACCCCCAAACACGGCAATTCTTTGTGAGCGCGTCTTTTGACGGAACAACATGGACTCCGGTGATGTTTGGCACAAAAGAAACTTATTCCGACCTTTTGCAAGCAGTAGACAACAACAACGGCACTATTATCATGTGGGGGACTTCTTCCGTTGAGTTTTGGCAAGATGTAGGTGCAGTAGGTCTTCCATACACGTTGATTCCCGGCACTGTTCAAAATATAGGTTTGGTCGCTTTATGGTCAAGATGTTATATGGGTTCTTCCGTTCTATTTTTAGGCGTTAGTCAGGAAGGTGGTATTCAAGTTTATGCTATTGATGGCTATACACCAAAAGTTGTAAGCAATCCAGATATTGAGCAATTGATAGACTATTTTACGGATAATTTTATTATAACCGATGCGGTGGCTTTAACTTACGCAATAGGTTCTCATAACTTCTATCAACTGACTTTCCCAACGGCTAACCGTACTTTGCTCTATGACATGACCTCTAACATTTGGCAAGAAGTCCAAACAGGCGTCGCGGTATATAACCGACATAACGGCAATCTTGGGGTGTTATTTAATTATCAAAACCTTATCAGCGATTACTCAAACGGAAATATTTATTACATGAGTGACGAGGCTTATACCGATAACGGAACCGCCATCAAAAGACAGATAGCCACTCGTCATTTAAGGTCAAATGGCAATGAATTTACCTTAGATGAAGTTTTCTTGGACATGGAAACAGGAAAAGCCTTGCAAACAGGGCAAGGGTCTAATCCTCAAATTGTTCTTCAAAAGTCTAAAGATGGAGGAAGAACATTTGGTTATGAGCGGTGGAAAACGCTCGGATTGGTAGGTCAATATCTCGCTCCCCGTGTTATATGGAGAAGAAATGGTAGAGCAAGAGACTTTGTATTCCAATTTACCATGACTGACCCAGTTCAATTTGTAATAGCGGGGTCTGCTCTAACCTCCGATGGCAGTTCGGATGATTCTAAATGAGTATCCAATTAGGACCACCTCCAACCTTGTCCCCTTGTGACTATAAATTACAAGCGGGCATGAAACTTACTGAAATCTGGACTAAGTGGTTTAATGTTCTGTTTCAGTATTTATCGTCTTTTCCGGTTTCGTCTTTGGTTAATACAATTTCACCTGTAACGGCAAGCACTTATTCCGTAAATACAACAGATGCAACGATTGTTGTGAATCACGCAGGTATTTCTACCCTGACATTTCCTTTGGCATCGGTCTATATGGGAAGAAGTATCTTAATTAAAACTGTGACAGCAAATACAGTTGTGTCGGCAACCGCGAACATTATTCCTTTAATCGGAGGGTCTGCAAGTACCGCAATCCTTGCAGGAACAGCGGGAAAATGGGCTATTGTGCAATCAGACGGAACAAGTTGGCAAATCATGGCGAGTAACTGATAAAATGCTGATTATTAGGAGGAAAATGTGAGCGTTCCGTTAACAGGCACTGTTCAGTTAGCCAGCCAAGGCGTAAGTGACATTCAGTCAAATCCTTATTGGGATTCGATAATGAGCGCCATCAACAATGGGACCGCTTCTATTGTTCAAACTGGCTCCAATCCTGGATATTTAGGGCTGCCATCAACTCCAATCTATGGCATAAGCATAGGTGGCACAATATTACCTGCTTCTACTGCTACTTTTAATCTAGGGGATGGCAAGGTGCCTGCGGCAGTTACTGTCTCACCAGCTACTGGCACACCGGGTGCTTATAATATTAGTTTTGCCAACCCTGAAAGCGAAGGAAATATATCCGGGGTTGTTGCTACAGATTCCAGTGGTGCAATTCAACCCATCAATAATTTAGCACAACAATTTACTTATACCCCCGGATCACCTGGAGGTTTCTTCCAAAGTGGATTTGGACAGTTTCTTGAAATGGCTATTCCTATGGCTTTAACCGCAGGTGGGGCTGCCGCAGGATTATTGGGGTCTTTATCATCTGGGGTAGAAAGCGTTACTGGACTGACCGCAGGCAGCGTCGCCAATGCTGCTGTTACAGGAGCAGTTACAGGTGCTTTGAAAACTGCCGTTACAGGTGGGAATATTCTCTCTGGTGCTGCTACTGGTGCTATATCTTCTGGTGTAGGATCTGAAGTTGCCCAAAATGCCCCTGCTATAAATTCAATTACAGGTTCTCCCACTATTACTTCTGGGCTTGTAGGAGCAGGAGTAGGCGCTTTAACTGGCGCTGTAACAGGTGGCAATGTAGGGCAAAGTGCTTTAACAGGAGGTATATCTGGGACAGTAAGCGGAGCAGTTAATTCCGCAACTTCCGGCTCTGGAATACCAAGCATGGTCACTAACCCTATAACAGGGGCTATAACTCAAGGCATAGTTGGGGCTGCCACTCCCGCTTCAACAAATTCAACCACAGGTAGTACAAGTACCACTGGAGGAACCGCTATGACTACCAACACGCCATCTGCTACGACTACCGCGCCAAGTACGGGAGCCGATATAGTAGCGGCAGCCGCTGCCGCAGGTCAGACCATAGACCCTGCAACAGCCGCAAGCATGGCATCAATAGGTTGGACGTCTGCTTTAATCAGTGGTATCGCCTCACAAGCAACTTCTAACGGTCAGTCAATGGCTGCAACCGATTGGTCGGCTTTATCAAGTGTTAATCCCACCGCCGCCGCCTCATCCGTGGCAAGTGGAAACTTTAGTACATTAGGGACGACGCTTAGTGGTTTACTAACCAGCCCCACTGTAACTGCAACTTTAATCGGATCAGGGTTAGTTACAGCGGCAGATGTATATGCCATGAACAATGCAGCATCTGCGGGCAATTTAATTGCTAACGCGGCAACCACAGCAGGGCAAAATCTCTCTGCGGCTGATATAGCACAAGGACAAATTCTTAGTAATGCGGCAACACAATCTGCCGGAGTCATTTCAGCGGCTGACATTGCTGCCGCACAGACCCAAGCTGCCGCAGCTACGGCTGGCGGTCAGGCTATGGCAGGTGCTTATACGTTAGGTGGTCAGCAAACCATTCAAGGTCTTAATCAAGCGCAAACAGCAATAAATAATGTCGTTCCTGCTATTACGCAAGCCCAAGCACCTTATACAGCACTTGGCACAACAGCGGCAACAGAACTTGCAGCAGGGCTTGCCCCCGGAGGACAGTTTAATACCCCCTTCTCAATGGCTGACATGGGAAATGCCATGCCTGCTTATCAGTTTGCGTTACAACAAGGACTTCAATCCACTAACAACGCTGCCGCTGTTGGAGGAACTCAACTTTCATCTGCGAACATTCAAAACTTGAATACTTTTGCACAAAATACGGCAAGTCAGTGGGAAGTTAGCGCTTTCAATCAATGGCTCGCACAAAACAACCTCACCCTGCTTGGGTTACAAAACGCTATTTCCACTGGTCAAGCCTCTGCAAATACCATTTCTAACGCTCTCCAAAACGCAGGAGTTAGCACAGCAACTATACAAGAAGCTATTGGGAACGCTGCCGCAACAGCAACCACCAACGCCGCTATCTCAACGTCAAATGCCAATAATTCCGCCGCAGGTTTTACAGCAGCAGGTACTACAGGAGCCGGAAGCGCAACAGCGGCTGGTATTCAAGGTTCTGCAAACGCTTTAGGAAACGCAACGGTAGGTTCGGCAAACGCAATCAACACAG